ATGCTTTAGCAGCAGGGGATGCAAATAAATTTAAAAATGCAGTGCAAGATATGCTTAACACTAAAGTTAAAGATCATTTAGATGTTAAGAAATTAGATGTAGCTCAAAACTTTTTGAAACATCAAGAAACTGAGTCTGAAGAAGAAGATGTAACTGCTGATGTAGAAATCGAAGATAACGAAAAAGATCAGGAGACAGAAAAAGATGAAAACGTTCAATAGTTTACGTAAGTTAAGAGAAGGAGTAGGATCGCCCGCTGCAGATTATACTGTAATGAATACACAAGATGATGATGAAGAGGCTACAACATATAAGCCAAGATCAAAAGGTGAAGAGGATTTTGCTAACAAACATACTAAAGATACAAAGAATCATCCAGTTGCACCAGAAGATCAATTTAAAGGTGGCACGAAACACTCTGGGAAACATAAAGGATATGAAGGTGCACCCGGAGAAAAAAATATTGTTAAAGCTAAAAAAACTTTTAAAGAACTAAGAGGACAAGGAAGTAGTAAGAGAAAGGCAGATAAGTCTGGTGGCGATACTGCTATGAAAAGTGTAAAAGAAGAAGCTGAATTTATAGATGAAAATATTAACTCATTAATTAGAAAGTCTAAACTATTAAAAAGATTACAAGAGATTACTAAAAAAAATAAACCAGGTGCAGTTAGTTTCAAAGATAAAGATACTATGACAGTTGAGCCAAAAGATGCTAAAGATATAATGGAAGTATTGAAAAAATTAACTTCAAGAAATGCTGGATCAATGGTTACTAAAATGGAAAATGGAGTTCCTGGATTTATGAATATGTTAGACTTTGCAAAAAGGATGGCCAAATAATGTCGAATACTTTTAGACCAATTTCAAATGTAGCATCTCTTACAACAGGTGGGATAGATGTATTTAAATCAACTTCTGTAGCAGTAGTAACAACTGGAACTACAGATAGAACATTAACAGTATCAAATACTGCAGCTGAAATAAACGGTGGTGGTAGATATGGTACAACTGGTTCAGTTGGTCAAGCACAAGTTTATTTAAAAGCTGGAGAGTATCTCGTTATTAATAAAAAGGCAACAGATAAAATAGCTACAAGTTCTGGTTCAGATGTTAAAGCATTTGGAATAGCTAAAAAGGAGTAAAGATGAAACTTATATGCGAAGTAGTAGAAAATAATTTAGAATTTATTGCTGAAGCTAAAGAAGATGGTTCTAAGAACTATAAGATAAAGGGTATCTTTATGCAGGGTGAGATTAAAAATAGAAACAAAAGAATTTATCCTGTTCAAGTGCTTAGTGAACAAGTTGATAAGTATAAAAAAGATTATATAGATAAAAATAGAGCATATGGTGAATTGGGACACCCTTCTGGTCCAACTATTAATCTTGAAAGAGTTAGTCATATGATTACCGACTTATATCAAGATGGTAATAATTTTATTGGCGAAGCCAAGATTATGGATACACCATATGGTAAAATAGTAAAGAATTTAATGGATGAAGGTGCACAAATAGGAGTTAGTTCTAGAGGCATGGGTTCATTAAAAGATAATGGAAACGGCACGCAAGTTGTACAAAAAGACTACCATCTTGCTACTGCTGCTGACATAGTTGCGGATCCATCTGCACCTGATGCTTTTGTAGAAGGGATTATGGAAGGTAAAGAATGGATTTGGGATAATGGCGTATTGAGAGAAGCTCAAATATCTGAATACAAAGATTCAATTAATAAAACTTCAAGAAAGAACCTTGAAGAAGCTAAGTTGAAAGTGTTTAGTGATTTTATCTCAAAGCTATAATATTATAAATAATTAGTAAAACTAGACTAAATTTAAGGAGAAAAAAATGTCTGAACAAGATCTTAAACAAGATCAGGAATTAGAAGAAGTTCAAGCTCCAGAGGCTAACGAAGATACAACTCAAATTGATGAGTTCAAAGCGTCTATGGGTGATCCTTCAGAAGTTCCTGAGCCGACAACTAAAACTGCATCCGCTCCTGGTCCGAGTAAAGATCAAGGGGAGAAAACTCCACCTAAGCAAGGATCCTCTAAAATGGAAAAACCTAAAGAAGTAGGTACCAAAATGGGTATGATCAATGCTATGATGAAAAAAATGGGTGGCATGAATAAACAAGCAGTCGAAATGATGTACAACATGGCTATGATGCCTAAAGCTAAAATGGGCGAAACAATGCAAAAAATGAATGCAATGATGATGCCTAAAGAAGGCATGAAAATGAATGCAGCTATGAAGCCTAAAATGAAAATGGAAGAAGTAGAGACTGGAGATTCATCAAACGAAGTATATAAAGTAACTCCTCAAGACATTGACATCAAAGATGATGTTAAAGCCTTATTTGGTAACGAAGATTTATCAGAGGAATTTAAAGATAAAGCAGCTACTGTATTTGAAGCAGCTGTTGTTTCAAAAATTAATGAGCATATTGATATCTACAATACAACAGTACAATCTTCTTTTGTTGAAGATGTTAATGCAATTAAAGAAGAAATGGCTGAAAAAATGGACAGCTATATGGACTATGTTGTAGAGCAATGGTCTGATGAAAACAAACTTGCTATTGAGCAAGGACTTAAAAACGAACTAGTTGAAGACTTCATGAAAGGTCTTAAAGGCTTATTCGAAGAACATTATATTGACATTCCTGAAGAGAAAGTTGATGTAGTTGAAGAATTAGCTGCTAAAAATGAAGAACTTCAAGCTCAACTAAATGCGGAAATTGAAAGAAACGTAGAAATCAAAAAAGATTTAGACGAAAATTCAAAAAACAAAATGGTTGACACAGTAAGCGAAGGTTTAACTGAAACTCAAAAAGATAAGTTTAAAACTTTAGCTGAAGGAATAGATTTTTCAGATAAGGAAACTTATCAGAAAAAATTAGAAACTATTAAGGAGAGCTACTTCGTTGAGGAAACTCAAAAAGAAGTAACTAGCCCAATAGGTGATACTGAAGAGCCACTAGATGAGGAAATTAAACAACCTAAAGGATCTATGGCAGGATACGTTAATGCTATTTCAAGATCACTCAAGAAATAGTTTAGATTATATAATATAAATGAAGGCTGACTTCAAACACTTAACTAAAAAGGGAGGACATTAAATGTCTTATTTAACAGAAGAGCTAGTAAAAAAATGGCAGCCAGTTCTTGAACATGGGGATCTTCCTGAAATTAAAGATCCACACAAGCGTCAGGTTGTTGCTACTTTACTAGAAAACCAAGAAAATGCGGCTAGAGAAACAGCTGCAGGTTCAGGGGGCTATCAATCACCAAGCCTATTAGGCGAGGCTGCTCCTACTAACGCAATGGGCGCATCTAGCTCGACTGCATCTGATGGTGCGGTTGACATATTTGACCCAGTACTTATTTCACTCGTAAGAAGAAGTATGCCAAATCTTATTGCATACGACATTTGCGGTGTACAACCAATGACTGGTCCTACTGGTCTAATCTTTGCTTTGAGATCAAGATTCTCAACTCAAGGTGGAACAGAGGCACTATTCAATGAAGCTAATACTTCACATTCAGCTCTAGCTGGTGGTAACACAGCTGTACAAACTATTAAACCAGTTGATGGTTCAAATGGTGATGTACAAGCTGGTAACGATCCAACTGATAGAGCATCTGGTTCTGGTTATACTGTACAACAAGGTATGACTACGGCTCAGGCTGAAGCACGTGGTGATGCATCAACAAATGCATTCAACGAAATGGCTTTCTCTGTAGAAAAAGTTTCTGTTACTGCGGTATCAAGAGCTTTAAAAGCAGAATACACAATGGAATTAGCACAAGATCTTAAAGCTATCCACGGTTTGGATGCTGAAAGTGAACTTGCTAACATCCTTTCTGCTGAAATTCTATCTGAAATAAACAGAGAAGTTGTAAGAACTATTAACTATACAGCAACTGCTGGTGCACAACAGAATGTAACAACTGCTGGTACGTTTGACTTAGATACAGACAGTAACGGTAGATGGTCAGTTGAAAGATTTAAAGGTCTGATTTTCCAAATCGAAAGAGATTCAAATCAGATTGCTAAAGCTACAAGAAGAGGTAAAGGTAATGTATTGATCTGCGGATCTGACGTTGCTTCAGCTCTTAATATGGCTGGTGTATTAGATTACACTCCAGCTCTTTCAGCTAACTTAAATGTTGATGACACTGGTAACACATTTGCTGGTTTACTGAACGGAAGAATTAAAGTATATGTTGATCCATATTTCTCTTCTTCATCTGGTTCTCAGTACTACACAATTGGTTATAAAGGTGCAAGTGCATTTGATGCTGGTCTGTTCTATTGTCCATATGTACCACTACAAATGGTAAGAGCAGTTGGCGAGAATACATTCCAACCAAAAATTGGATTTAAGACTCGTTACGGTATCATTGCTAACCCATTCGCAACTACAAGTGCTGATGGTGCAATTGCATTCGCTAAGAAAAATATCTATTACAGACTAGCTGTTGTAAATAACTTAATGTAATTGATATTACAATCCAAAATTAAAGGAGGCTTCGGCCTCCTTTTTTTTTGCCTCAAAAACAGATAAATAGTATTATGAGCATACTTGATAATCAACCAGAAAATGCAAACTTTTTATCACCATTAGGTTTTAGATTTATTATAGATAAATTACCTAATGTAAACTACTTTTGCCAAAGTGCTGGATTACCAGCTGTTGCATTGACTGAACTATCTACAGAAAATCCTTTTATTAGACTACCATATGCTGGTACTAAGTTAGATTATTCTCCATTTGATATAAGGTTTAGAGTAGATGAAGATATGAAGAATTATCTTGAGATATATGAATGGTTAACAGGATTAGGAACTCCTGAAAAATTTGACCAATATAAAGAACTTCAAGCAGATGGATCAAGACCTACTTCGGGAGTAAGTAAAATAGGACCTGGTTTGCAAGGAGTTTTTAGTGATGCAGCTTTAGTTATTATGACAAGCTCACAAAATCCAAACAAAAGAGTAAAATTCACAGACGTATATCCAACTAATTTATCTCCATTACAATTTGATGTAACTGGTTCAGATGTTGCTTATCTTGAAGCTGATGTAACATTTAGGTATAGACAATTTACTGTTGTAAATGCCTAGATAATATGGTACAATAGAATCTATGAAACTAGAAGAGTTATTAGATTCTTGGAAGACTGATTGTAAGATTGACGATACAGATCTTGATAAAGAGAGTTTAGATATACCATTATTACATGGAAAGTATTTAAAATATTATTATCAAGAGAAGTTGAAGTTAAGAAGTTTAAGGATTAAGTGTAAAACTTTATCCAAAACTTTAGGTGAATATTACAGGGGTGAATTGAATAATCCTGAGGATCTTAATGAACTGAATCGTGAACCCTGGCCAAAAGTTGTCTTGAAGCAAGAGATAGGAAACTATGTTGATGCTGATAAAGAGATGGTTAGTCTCTTATCAAAGATTGCTTATCAAGAAGAACTTGTTGGTTGTTGTGAAGATATATTAAAGAATATTAACAACAGAGGGTTTCAAATTCGTGCAGCCATTGACTGGAGAAGACTTACACAATTCGGTGGAACATAACACTGTGATAATAGAACACGTAAATGAAGTGTATGCTAAAGTTACAGCTGACAATGGAATAAAACAAGAGCTAGTAGATTTTTTCACATTTGAAGTACCTGGTGCAAAGTTTATGCCTGCTTATAGAAGTAGATACTGGGATGGTAAGGTTAGATTATATAATGGTCAAACAAAAAAGATATACAGAGGTTTAGTTGATTATTGTATTAAGTTTGCAGAGGAAAGAGGATACAAGGTTGAAAAGAAGTATAGTGATAGTGATATAAAGAGAGCGGTCGACTACGACTTTAATTTGCCTTTTAAACCTAGAGATTATCAAGTAGAAACATTTTCTACATGCATCAACAATGAAAGACAATTAGTATTATCTCCAACAGCTAGTGGTAAAAGTTTAATAATTTATATGTTGACACAACATTATAAAAATGAGAAAGTCTTAATTGTAGTGCCAACAACAAGTTTAGTATATCAAATGAAATCAGATTTTGAAAGTTATAATTGTAAAGAAAATATTCATACAATAATGAGTGGTCATGAAAAGACAACTAACGATAGAATAGTTATATCTACATGGCAATCAATATACAAAATGGATCCATCTTACTTCAGTCAGTTTGATGTTGTAGTAGGAGATGAAGCTCATTTGTATAAAGCTAAAAGTTTAACTAAGATTATGGAGAAGTTAGTTAATACAAAATATAGATTTGGATTTACAGGAACACTTGATGGATCACAAACACATAAGTTAGTTTTAGAAGGTTTATTTGGACCTGTTTATCAAACAGTAACAACTAAAAAACTTATAGATGATAAACATCTAGCTGATTTTAAAATACAATGTATAACATTAAAATATAATGATAATATTAAAAAGATAGCTAAAGACTATAAGTATCAAGATGAGATAGATTTTCTTATCAATTATGAACCAAGAAATAAATTTATTAGTACAGCTACTATCATGCAAAAAGGTAATACATTAGTACTATTTCACATTATTGATCATGGTAAGGCAATCCATGATTTGATATTAACACAGAAAGATAAAGATAGAAAACTATTTTTTGTATATGGAGGAACTGATGCCGAAACTAGAGAACAAATTAGAGCAATCGC